TTTTCAAGCAGAAGACGGCATACGAGATGACGAACTGTGACTGGAGTTCAGACGTGTGCTCTTCCGATCTCCCGCAATTCGGGCGGGGGGAGGGTTGACGATGGCACGACCGAAGAAGCCGACCGCACTGCGCCTCATCCAAGGCAACCCCGGCAAGCGGGCAATCAACCATCAGGAGCCAATCATCCCGCCTGCGGACGTGTCTCCGCCCGCGCACTTATCGGGCAGGGCTTCGGCAGAATGGCGGCGGATCGCGCCCCTACTCCTCGATGCCGGCGTGCTCACGCGATCGGACACCGACGCACTCGGCATCTACTGCGAAGCGTTGGGTCGATTGGCCGAGGCGCACGCGCATCTGCAAGAGACCGGCTACCTGATCCGCTCGCCGAACGGCTACCCGATCCAGAACCCGTGGTATGCCGTGATGAAGGAGTGCCACGAGGTGATCCGCGCATTCGGCAACGAGTTCGGGATGACGCCAGCCTCGCGGTCGAAGATCCGCGTGGACGATTCGAAGCTCCACGACGAGTTCGAAACCTACCTCAGTCGTGGCAAGACCTAAGCACCCGGCGGAGCGATACCAAGATGCTGTCCTGTCGGGGAAGCTCAAGGTGTCACGGTGGACGCGACTCGCGTGTGAGCGCAACGCACGCGACCTGAAGGACGGTCACAAGCGCGGACTGGTGTTCAACCCGACCCGCGCGCAGTTCGCCATCGATTTCTTCCGCTACCTGCGCCATTCGAAGGGCGAGTGGGCCGGTCGCGTCATCGAGCTTGAGCCGTGGCAGCAGTGGCGCAAGTGGGTACTGTTCGGGTGGCATCGCGAGGACGGCACGCGCCGCTTCCGCACCAGCTACACGGAGGTCCCGCGCAAGAACGGCAAGAGCACCGATGCGGCGGGCGATGGCCTGTACCTGTTCGTGGCGGACGGCGAGCCCGGCGCGGAGGTGTACACGGCGGCGACGACGCGCGAGCAGGCGAAGATCGTGCACAACGAGGCGCAGCGCATGGTCGTGGCGTCGCCGATGCTCAAGCGGCGCGTGTCGATCTTCAGGAACAACCTGTCGATCACTGCCACGGCATCGAAGTACGAGCCGCTGTCGTCGGACTTCAACACGCTCGACGGGTTGAACCCTCACGCCGCGATCATTGACGAACTGCACGCGCACCGCGACGGCGGCCTCGTTGAGAAGATCCGCACCGCACTCGGCGCACGCCGCAACCCGCTGCTGTACTACATCACGACGGCCGGCGTGTCAGGCGAATCGGTCGGCCACACGGAGTCGAAGTACGCGCGCTCGGTGTTGGAAGGCGTGTTCGATGACGACTCCTACTTCACCTACATCGCGACGATTGACGACGGCGACGATCCGTTCGCTGAGTCGTCGTGGCGCAAGGCCAACCCGAACTACGGGGTGTCGGTGAAGCCTTCGATGATGAAGGAGGCGGCTGGCCGCGCGGAGCGTCAGGCAGGACTCATCAACGAGTTCCTTCGCTACCACCTCAACGTCTGGACGTCTCAGACGCGGCGTTGGATCAACCTCACCGACTGGGATGCGTGCCCGGTCGTCACGGGTCCGAACGAACTGGCTGGCGAGGATTGCTTCGTCGGCATCGACTTGGCGCAGACGACCGACATCACGGCGGCGGCGTGGTTGTTCCCGCCGGCCGGGGATCGGAAAGTCTACGCCTGTTTGATGCAGTTCTGGGTTCCCGTCGAGCGGGTGCGCGAGCGCGTGCAGCGAGACCGGGTGCCCTATGACCTGTGGATCAAGCAGGGCTTCGTAAAGGCGACGCCGGGGAATGTTTTAGATTACGATTGCGTCCGAGCCGACATCAATGCTATGGCGGCGCGGTTCAACGTGCGCGAGGTAGGCTACGACCCGTGGGGTGCAACGCAGCTTGCCGTTCAGCTTCAGGGGGATGGTCTACAGTGCGTGCCGGTGCGGCAGGGATACCGCACGCTGTCGGAGCCGACGAAGTACCTTGAGGGGTTGGTGTTGGAGCGCGAGATCGACCATCAGGCGAACCCCGTGCTCCGATGGATGGCGTCGAACGTCGAAGTGATGACCGACCCGGCGGGCAACATCAAGCCCGCGAAGGACAAGAGCGTGGAGAAGATTGACGGGATCTCGGCACTCGTGGCGGCCCTCTCCCGGGCGATCACGCAGGGCGACGGCCGCTCCGTCTACGACAGTCAACCGATCCGCGTGCTGTAGGAGCTCACGATGGCCTCACTCTGGCAGCGGTTCACATCGGGCATCGGACTCACGCGCAAGGCCCCCGATTGGGGCACGCTGGAACGATACCTCGCGTGGGCATTCGGCGGCGGCTCATCCGCCAGCGGCGTCATCGTCAACCCCCAGACCGCGATGCAGGCGGCGGCGGTCTACGCCTCGATCAAGGTACTGGCCGAGTCGGTGGCGATGCTGCCCTGCAACCTGCTCCGCCTCGACGCCGACGGTGGCGTGGAGAAGGCCGACGACCACCCGCTGTTCTACCTGCTCCACGACCAGCCCAACGACTTTCAGACCGCCGTCGAGTTCTGGGAGATGGTGGTGCTCCACCTCTGCCTGCGCGGCAACTGCTACGCCTACGTGAACCGGACGCAGCGCGGCGACGTGGTCGAGATCATCCCGCAGCACCCCGACATGGTGCGCGTCACGATGATGGACAACTGGCAGCTCAAGTACTCGGTCGCGATGCCCGATGGCACGTTCAAGGATTACTCGCAGGGCGACATCCTACACTTCCGGGGACTGACGACGAACGGGTGGCTCGGCATCAGTCCCATCGCCTACGCCCGCGAGAGCATCGGCCTCGCGCTGGCGACCGAGAAGTTCGGGAGCCAGATGTTCCGCAACGGGGCGAAGATGGGCGGCGTGCTGGAACACCCGGGCAAGCTCAGCGACGAAGCCTACAAGCGGGTCAAGGAGTCGTTCGACGCCAGCACCAGCGGCGAGAACGCGCACAAGACCGCCCTCCTCGAGGAAGGGATGAAATTCGCCAAGGTCTCGATGACCGGCGAGGACGCGCAGTTCCTTGAGACGCGCAAGTATCAGCGCAGCGAGATCGCGTCGATCTTCCGCGTGCCGCCGCACATGATCGGCGACATGGAGAAGGCCACGTTCGCCAACGTCGAGGACATGGCGATCCAGTTCATCAGCTTCGCGCTGATGCCGTGGCTGGTCCGCATCGAGAAGACCGTCAAGCGTGACCTGTTCCGCCCGAGCGAGCAGAAGACGATGACGCTCAAGTTCAACACCGCTGCGCTGATGCGCGGCAACGCCAAGAGCCGGTCTGAGTTCTACGCCAGCGGCATCGTCAATGGCTGGATGACGCGCAACGAGGCCCGCGCCAACGAGGCCGAGATCACGGGCGCAATCATGAACCCGCTTGAGGAACTGGACGAGCCGCTGATGCCGCTCAACATGAGTGTTGTCGGCGAGGAGCCCGTCGAGCCGACCGGCGAGGTCAGCGACGGCACGACCGCCGAGCCCGGCACGGGCGGCAAGCCCCAGAACGTACCCGCGAGCGGCGGCGAAGGTTCGGCCGCTGCTGGCAAGCAACGCCGCATCGCGGCAGTCAACTAGGAGATCGACATGCTGGACAAGATTGCCGCGTTCGCCGAGTTCCACGCCGCGCAGGATCCCACCTCGCCGGCCCGCTACAGGGTCAGCGACACCGAGGCAGTGGCACTCGTGGCCGAGGCAGCCGCCGCCGCGCACGTCTTCCGCAACCCGGTCAGCGAAGTGGCCGCAGCCCTTGACGCGGCGCTGAAGGAGCCGGTGCCGACGGAGGTGGACGCGATGGTCGTCTGGGCGACGAACATCGGTGCAGCCAGCCGTGCCTTCTGGGACGCCTTCGCGGGCGAAGTCATCAACGGTGTCGAGATCATCAGGAAGCCGCAGTAATGAAACTCCTACGGACAATCGGCCGGGCGCTCGACGCCTTCGTACTTCACGCCGGCCACGTCGCCGCCGCAATCCTCGGGATCACGGTCAGTCTGGTCGAGGGCATCAAGGCCCCGCGCCTGCGCTACGAGGTCGAGTGCATCGGCCCTGACGGCAAGCTGAAGTGGCGCGAGTCGTTCTGGAACCTCGTGACGAACGCCGGGCGCACCGACCTGATTACGCAGTACTGGAAGGGCAGCGCGTACACGGCGGCCTTCTATGTCGGCCTGATCGACTCGACCGGCTACACGACCGGCCCGGCGAACACCGATACGATGTCATCGCACGGTGGCTGGACAACGGAATCGGTGCCGTACTCCAACGGCACGCGCCCGGCCCTGACGCTCGGCACGCCATCGGGCACGACGACGGTCAGCGTTGACAACTCGGCCTCCAAGGCGAGCTACACCATCAACGCCACGGCCACGGTGAAGGGTGCGTTCGTGACGACCAACAACACGAAGTCGGGAACCACCGGCACGCTCTACTCGGCCGGCACGTTCACGGGCGGCGACCGGGCGGTATCGTCTGGCGACACGCTCAACGTACAAGTCACGCTGTCGGCGTCCTGAGATGCGCGCACTGAGGCTTGTCGGGTTCCTGATCGCGGTGCTGGTGCTCTGGCACCCGGCCGGCGCTCAGAACAGGCCCGACACGCCTCCGTGCTGGCCCTCGCCCGGCGGCTCCGGCTCGGCTCCCTATGTGTCGTCCAATGCCGCAGGCTTCGCGGTGCTCTGGTACTGCAAGGGGGTTGCCGCGTGGTATCGCGTCGGCTTCATGGGGCACTGGTCGGAACTGGTGCCGGGCTGGCGGCAGCTTGCCACCGCGCTCTACGAGAACGACGACGCGACGCGCCAAGGCGCGTGGAATCAGTACATCACGACTTCGGACGCCGAGCACGATCCGAAGTATTCCGACGTGGCGACCATGTACTCCGCGCTCTACAAGGCGCACGACGACCAGTTCCGCTTCCCGACCGTGAAGGCGGAGACGGTCTACGACATCGTGAAACAGGACGGCAGGATCCTGATGCTGCCGGTCGGCACAATCGCACTCGGAACGACGTGCGACGAACTTAACGTGGCGAACGGGCTCAACGGTGTTCCACGCGACAAGGTGACGTGGTTCGGCACGGTGCGCCCGGTAGTCGTCTTTGCGAAATGCACGTAACGAAGCGTCACAACTGGTGGGAGAGGAAACCGCCGCTCGATCCACCGACCGTCAAGGCGGCGATCATTCACCGAATCCGTTGGAGTCATAGACCTATGAGCCTCACTGCCCGCATCCCAGTCGCCATCGCCCTCACTCGCGCCGCAGGCACCGTGCCCGCGAAGATCGAGGAGGTCGCCACCGTCCACGGGTTCCTGCGCGTCAAGGGCGCGCCCGACTTCACGCTGCTCGCCTCGCTGCCGGCGGCGGCACAGGTGACGTTCGTCATCCCCGACATCAGCCCGGGAGACTACGAGTTCGCCGCCAGCGAGACCGACACGCAGGCACCGCCGGTCACGTCGGCACTGTCGGCGGCGGTCGCGTTCACCGTCCCGGCCCCGGTCGTCGTCCAGCCGGCCCTCGATCCTCCGACTGTCGGCAC